TTCGCGGTGTCACCCATCGAAAGCAGTTTGTCCGCCAGTGAACTCGCCGCCGCTGCGGTGCCTTCGATGGTCGTCAGATCCTTCGCCAGCTGCTTGTCATCGTCGGCAAACATATCCGAAAGGCTTTTGTCTCCGGTGCCGCCAAGAAATGCGACGATTTTTGTTACCAGGTTCGCCGCCGCGGTCAATCCAGGCACTATGCTGCTCGCCAGGTCCATCTTCAGGCCGTTCACGGTCTGGGACAGCTTGTCCGTGGCGTCCATGTACTCCGCGGCGTTCTTGATGTCCTGATCGCTCAGGATCAGCCCCAGATCCTCCGCTTCCTTCCTCATGGCCTTGATGCCTTCGGAACCTTCGGAGAACAGGGCGTTGAACTTGTCAGCGCTCTTGCCGAAGAAAGCGTTCGCCAGCAGTCCGCGGTCGTCGCCAGTATAGTCAGCCAGGGCGTACATCGTCTCCGTCATCAGATCTTCAGCGCTCTTCATCTGGCCGTTTGCCTTTTCCGCGCTGATCCCCAGCTTTTCAAAAGCGGCAGCCTGATCCTTCGTGACCTTGCCGCCCTGTATTTCTGTAAACTTCCTCATGCCCATGGTCAGGTCGTCCACGCTGGCGCCGCTGAGTCCGAGGGCATAGTTCAGTTCCTGGTATGCTTTTGTGGAAAGATTGAGCTTTTTACTCTGCTTGTCGATCTTGTCGCCGCCTGTGGTCAGCAGGTCGATCCCTTGCTGGAAGGACCGTACCACGCCCGTGATGGCCGCGGTCACGCCGCCGACCAGGAGCGCGTCCTTGACTCCGTTGAATATCTCCTTCATCGTGGAGCCGAACTCTGAGCCCTTGCTCTTCGCATCTTCCAGCCCGGAGCTGAAGTCATTCGTGTCCAGATTCAGCTTTTTGTCGTCCGGCATCTGGAAAGAGTCTGCCTTCTTCTGGGCGTCGTCTATATTTTTGTCAAAATCAGAGGCGTCAAGGGTGAGCGTTGCAAGCAGATTAAATAGTTCCATTTACTCACCACCTATCTTCTCCAAAACTCCGTTGATGATTTCTCTTGCCGACCGTTTGTCGGCGGTACCGTAATAGCGCACGGAAGGCGGATCTATCCCTTCCGCGTCATAGTGCGCCTTGTAAAGCATGAACAGCAGATCCATCGCAAAGATCTCGATGCTTCTGTCTTTATCCCTGGCGCGTAATATCGAAAACCTTCCGGCCCAGTCAAGCAGCGGATAGTCCGCAATTACTTTGACTGTTTCCTCCCAACTGAAAGACCGAGCCGCAGAAAAAAAGGCACAATCTGCTCCCGCCAGGCGGCCATTGCATCCTCCAGGAGCTCTGTCCCGTTCATCTCCAGCAGCTCCTTCACGCTCTTGCCCTCGATCTCGGACAGCAGCCTCATGGTGTCGTTCAGGTGATCCTTGTCGAACAGCCTGGGAACGAGATCCACATAAATCTCCAGCAGATCCGTCTGGCGTCTCTGGACGCCTTTCTTCGTCGCTTCCTTGAAGAGCCGGTTGAACTCTTTATCTTCCATGAACCTTTTAATAATCCCGGATATATTGACCAGTGCGGCCGCCATTTCCGCGCCGTTTTTTTCAAGCAGTTTCGGCATCGCTTTTTTCCTCCTCTAAAAAGCGTGGGGAAGGGGGAATAAACCCCTTCCCCCTGTTGTGCATTTGTTTAGGCCGTCTTCACAGCCAGCGTGCAGCTGCCGCTCATGGTCGCCTTGCCGTAGGAATCCACGACGGCCACGGTCATCTTCTTGCCGTTGGCGTCTACGCCGACAGCAATATCGGAAGAGCCGTCCCACTGCGTCCAGCTGAAGTCTGCCTTCTCCTTGTAAGCAATGGACGGAGCAGCCTGAGAAGTACCGACCTTGTAGACGAACTTCTCGCCGCCGACCAGGGTGTAGTTCTTCGTGATCTTCGTACCGCCGACATTCGTGCCGGCAGCGGAAGAGACAGTCAGAGCGCCAAGCGTTCCGGTCGGATAAAGCCAGTGCAACGTCACCGGGAGGTTGTCGGTGTACTCGACGCCTTCCTGGTGCGCGTGGAACTCGGCGTTCGCGGTGCCTTCGTTCTTATTGGCGAATGTCAGGGTGAAGTCCGCGGTGTTCAGCGCGTCGGTCAGCTCGATCGCCATGAAGCCTTCGGAGGTATCGCCGATCCAGATGATATTCGGGAGATAGTCTCCGTCATCAATGGCCATGCGGATGGTCACCACTACGTGACCGGGCACGTCGTCGTCGATATCGGCATTACCCAGGACATCCTTGATGTGTTCGGGAGTGATCTCGATGATCGTGGTGCTGATGTAGGCATCAGCGGAGTCAACGATTTCAGATCCCTTGAACTTGGCCCGCACACCGTCGGCTTCCACCTGGCGGATATCGCGGGTGATCACAAAGGAACCGCCGCCGCGGGTAGCGCCCAGGAGCTTGGAGCCGTCCGTGATCGCGGACGCCAGGGCAGCCTTCAGACCTTCAGCACTGGTATAGCTGGAAATGTCGAAGTCTACCAGGAACACGCCGGCGTTCAGCTGGAGGCTTTTGTAAGTCTCACGGCGCAGCGGCGTGGTCACAGAGCTTTTGATCGCCATGTTTTCTCCTCTCCCCGGGCGTCAGGTGCCCGGTAAGTTGTAAGCGTTAATGGATAAATTTATGTAGGCGTACCGGAAGTCTCCGTCAGCTTTAATCTGGACAAAGGGTGTCTCCGGCCAGATCATCAGATATCCGGCTTCGTGCTCGAGCTTCACGCCCTCGCCGATCTCCGCTGCGATCTGGTCAGATATTTCCGTGACGCGGTTGTTGGACTTGCTGCGGTCCCACACCCTAGCGTACATGGTCGCCTTCTTTGTCCATTCGGGTATGCTGAGAGAGTAGGTGATGTAGGGAAGGCTCACGTCATCCGGCACGGTGTCTTCCTGGTACGCAGGAAGCCCGAAACCCGAGAAGAAGGTCTTAAGCGCCTCCGCTGCCCTGTACATCGTCCTCACTCTCCTCTCCATCGGGAAGCTCCCACTTTTCCACCGTTACCAGCTGCCGGTTCAGGCCGCTGAAGGACGGTGTGTGGCGATCTGTCCCGGGATTGGTAACCCGGTAGATCTGGCCGTTGTCAGTTCTTTTGAAAACCTCGTGGAAGTCCAGGTTCAGCGTTTTGTCGACATAGATGTTGTATGTCCGCTCCACGCCTTCCCGTTCTGCCACTTCGATCTCCGGAGCGCTCTGGTATTCCCAGGCCGCCGAGAACTTGGCGCCGTTGACCCACGCGGTCCTGTATCCTCCGAGAGGATCATCCACCCGGGTCTTTACCAGCAGCACACAATCTTTGGAGTATTCGTCCAACAGGCTCACCGGTACAGACACCTCCACTCGTCAAGCTGGCTCCTGAACTGATCCTGCCAGGAATAAGGTTTATTCCCTCCATTGGTTCCTCCACCGGACTTCAGGCTGTAGCTGTACCCGTTGAAAGACTCGCTTTGCAAGGGACTCGACAGCGTAGCCTTATTGGTTTCCACCCACTCGGAAATCTCTCCGGACAACGCCAGCAGTGCAGGAGGAACACTGCAGACGCGTATCGTTCCGGCAAACGTTTCGTCACGGAGCCCCGCCGCACTATTATCATCATCGTTTTTGATGCCGGCAGAGTGCCAGGTATAGACGCCGTCATTCCGTCTGCTTCCGCAGATCAGGAAGCGGTCGCCTTCCTCTGCATCAAAAGAAGGGGAGATCATGCCGCTGCGGATGGTGTACGTCACCTTCCTCGCGCTTCTCGGCACGAAGTAGTTATGCAGATGCGCCATCACGTTCTGGAGCATTGATCTCCCTCCTCGTTATTTCTTCGTGGTTTTCTTCGCTGCGGGCTTCTTGGCCGCCGGCTTCTTCGCCGGTTTCGCCTCGGGCGCCTTTTCAGGTGCCTTCTCCGGTTCCGGTGCGGGCTTCTCTTCCTGTACGTCCGCCTTTTCTGCTCTGATCAGTACCAGCCCCGCCCGGTTGGTGCCATTCACAAGCGAGTCAAGACGATCCTTCGGGATATCTCTGCCATCGAAGGGGAAGGGATCCCCTTCGTGGTAGAGATGATGGTCAGTCAGATCACGCCACGTGCCGCAACTGATGTATTTCATCAGGTACCGGTGGTGGCGATGGCGGAAGCCACATACAGAGAGCTCGGATCATACAGCACGGGCATGAACAGACCGGAGGCCTTCGTCCAGGTCACGGCCGGATCATGTTCCGCGTACTGGCTGATGTAAACGTACGGGCTCTCGCTGGATTCCTCGACCTGCATGAACTTCGCAGCGGATACCTCGGGCGGATCGCCCCAGACGCCGTCACCGACCTTGCCGTCAGCACGGAAGAAGGTCATCTTGTTGACGGGATAGTAGCGCTGTTTGCTCACGACCGGGCGTCCATTCTCGCCCATGGTCAGCGGCAGGCTGTAGAACAGATCGTTCACGATGACCCGGGCGATGCCGAACTCTTCGTTCAGGTACGCCTGGAGATCAGCCATCTTCACCAGCTGGCCGACCATGTTGGTGCCGTTGATCGCCTTCTGGATGCTGGCGTTCTGGCGCAGTTTGTTGATCATGGCCTTGCTGGTATAGATACCGTTGGGAGCGGCATCCACGCCGGAAGTCAGATCAAGCAGCTGCTCGGCGATGGTCTTGTCGGCGCCGGCGCCGAAGTCCAGAACCTTGTTCAGGTTCTCTTCCGGCACGCCGTAGTCGACGGTCAGATCCAGGTTGTTTTCCTTGATGGTCAGCTTACCGGTGGCAAGCACCTCATTCTTGGCAACCTTGGAGCGGGTGAAGACTTCCTCAGCCAGGTTGGCGCCGTCGTCCAGTACCTTGTTGTACAGGGCGTTCTCGCCGGTCACGCCGCGGCCCATCAGGGCACGGAGGCGCTCAGACTGGTCGATCTTGACCTTGATCAGTCCCTTTTCAATGTTGTGCACATCGATCGGGATGCGGATAGTCTTCTGGGCCTCGGTGTCAAAGGCGTGGAACTGCGCCATCACCGGGATATTGTACTGGCTGGCAATGTTCTCCCAGTACGCGATCAGGTTGTCGGTTTTCACATCGCCGAACAGCTGATCGACCGGGTCATTGGGCCGGGTAACGTCATAACCGATCTGCAGCAGGTCTTCCTTGGCTACCAGACCGAAAATGTTCTCTTCAAAACGGCTCATCTTTTCTGCTCCTCCTTTCTGGATTAAGCCGTCACGATGCTGGCAGAACCGGCGGCGATAACCGCGTCAGTACTGTCAACAACAGCAACGGTGATTTTACCGGTAGCAGCAAGCTCGTCCAGCGGGAAGTTAGCGGCGGTCCACTGATTGGAACCGGAGCCGATGTCCAGGATCTGGCCCAGGGTGGCAGAGGGAGCCACGGAAGCGCCGATCTTGTACACTTCACGCTCGCCGGTCTTCTTGGTGTATCCGGTGTAGGAGACGTCCGTCTTTCCGCTGGCAGAACCGGCCTCAGAGACGACGGTCAGCTCTGTCAGGGTGTCCAGCGCAAAGGACGCGGGACGAACGACCGCGGGGGAGGCGGTGATCACCCGGATTCCGGGCAGAACAGCCTCGGCGGTGCTCTCAATGGCCGCGGGCAGCTTGTTTTCGTACACAGCGCCCCTGGTCACAACAGATCCGGGCATATTGCCGGTGGTGACTTCCACATCCTCATACAGGATGCCGACGGCGTTTCCGTCGTTGCTCGGGATAACCGCGCCGGCAGGAACAATCTTCTTGTCGCCGATGGTGATGGCCTGGGAATGGGACGCGGAGATTTCATAGGTCATCCGGTCACAATCCGCACTCGCCAGGAAGTACCCGGGAGCATAACCACGGCCAGTGATCTTCTGATTGAAGCTCATGATTTTTTCTTCTCCTTTCAGCTGTTGTTAGCATCTGGAGCCGCCCCGTAGAGTTTGGCGTGACGCTCGGCCATCCGTTCACGGACGCTGCCGTCAGCACCGCCGGCGCCTCCGGAGGGAGGAGTGTCAACGCTCTCGCCCCGGCGACCGGTTGTCACCTTGAAGCTGCCCCACTTGCTGTCAATGTCCTTCTTCAGATCCTCGATGCCGTCCAGCGTTCCGTCATCGTTCAGCTTCATCTTGCTGTAATCGGTGGCGTTCAGCACGGCGTCCAGGGCCTTTTCGCTGATCTTTTCATCGGTCAGCAGTTTCCGGTAGGCCGCCTTTACTTTGGCGGTCGTTGCTTCCTGGGCGACCTGGTTCCGGTAATCCTCGTGAGCCTGTTT